GCACCAAATTTGTTTCGTCAACCTCAATGATTAGATTACCACTTAATGCAGCATTGTCAATAGCCATACGCATAAAGCCATTCATTAATGTCTGCGTATCGTCCATATTCTCAGCAATACCTACACCAAAGAAGCTGTATGGGTTCAACTCATACGGCACTGCGTAGTACGGAATACGTGTAGGCTTGAATGGGTTAAGCACAAGACGTAGTACTTTATCGTTGCAGATCCAAGCATTTACGTTTACTTGCTCTGCATCCTTAAGCTCACGAGGGATTGTTACACCGTTTTCTTCTAAGATCCCCGTATCTACGTAACCCCAAAACTCTAACACTTCGTAACGCTCTGGTGCATTAGTCATAGAAGAATGGTCTTCCATGTCTTGCTCCCAGTACTTCTTCTCGTAGGACTCTCCTAGTTGAACAGCATCCTCAATAGATTCATTACGAAAGAATGGGCGAGTCTTTAAGCCACGCATCTGTGAGCGTGTCATACGGTGACGTTCTACTACATACTCTGCCTCATCCATGTTGTACGCATCTGGATCAGGGTAAAAGTTCCATATAGATACGTGACTAGTAGATGGTACAGTCTTAATGAGCGGATCGTAGTCACCCTCTTCGTCCCAGTTAGGGTACTCTTTATCTACTGCAAACGGGCCTTTCATGATACCTGTACCAAAGAGTGCCATCTCAAATGCTGTATGGCGTAGCTGCTTATTAGCACCGCTCTCTTCTAGCTGATCGTGTATCTTCTTTTCCATCTTCTTAGCTGCAACCATAGCAGGATGGAACGTAACTGTACTTTGTGAAGTACCCGGACCTTCAATAACTTTATCGCCCAGCGCAGCCAGACGATCTTCTAGTGGACCTAAGCGCTCCATGCGGTCAAACATAGTCTCACCCGGCTTTAGCTTCTCATCAGGGTCAAACAAGAAAGATACCTTAGGCGGTTCACCAAAAGCTTGAGATAGTTCTTGCTGACCTGCTTCTGCGTTAGGGTCAATGTTAATGTGTACGGACTCAGCTACACCATCAGGCAACGTTGTAGGATTAACTGTAAGAGGGAAACGTGAGCTACCAAAGAGTACGTCTACGATCTGACCATAAGCTGCAAGCGTCTTAGTTTTAGTAACCTTAACGAATACACGAGACTTCTCAGTTTCAGTGAACTGTACGTCTGACCCGTATATACCACGATAGTTACGATAGGAGCGTAGCCATCTAGTCTCATCTGTCTGACGAGCATCCTCTGCCCTCTTGAAGCGCTCCTTAACGTAGCCTACAACACTAGATGCATCTAGCTCATCACCATCTTGAACAACAGACACGTTATCCGTTTCAAACAGTTCGCCTTGATCGTTTTCGTCTATAGCCATGCTTAATATCCAAAGGTTGAATCAGAAGCTTGAAAGCCGCTGCGTTGTGTTGTTGGGTTGAAGTCCCACAAAGAACTACGTGGTCTAGTCATTATACCATACCTCAAAGCGTCATACAAGTGGTCTTCTGCATTTGTATCAACATCTTCGTGGTTTTTCTTGTCTAGCGGTATGCTAGGAAGCTGAGCTATTGTATTAGTACAAGTAGAAAAGAACACAAGTCTTGGCTCTTCTGTAAACTCATCTACTTGTAAACGGCGGTGAAGCTCGTTCTTACCTGCCACCCTAGAGCCTCGTGATCTATCAGAAGGACGCCAACGACAACCTTTCTGGTTCATCTGCTCTGCCAAAGAAGGGCCGCTGTCTCCACGCTTATGCCACAGGGAGCTATCTAACACACCGTATCTTATTGGGCCATCCTCATACTCAGTTTCTAGAATAAGATCTGCTAAATCAGTAGCTGTAACTTTAGAACAATAGAGTTCTCTATATACAACGAGTTGTTCAGAGGGAGAGACAGCAAACCAGACAACTCCTGTAAAGCTCCCATAGCCGTAGTCGCAAGCTCTAAACTTAGTCCAGCTTCTTGGTATATCATAAGGCTCAACTACATGTACCTTTCGGTTAAACTCAGGGAATGCTGCCCCTTCGTTAATATCCCAGTTACCTTCAAGTAACTGCTTACGTTGATGCTCAGGTAACGATAGAAGCATTGCTTCGTAGTCACCACTCTCCGCTAAGTACGGATTATCAAATAGACTGGCAGGTATGAACCTACGTTTAAACAGGGGTTGTCCAGCTTTACTATGCCCTGATGGGAACTTCAATACCTCACCAGTCTCTATGTCCGTAGCCCAGAACGCCTTGTTAGGTGACGATGGGTCAATGAACATTTTCTTTACCCAAGCATGTCCGACACCGCCGGGGTTCGTTGTAGCTCGCATGTACAAACCTAAGTCTTTGTTTGCACTACGTAATCGTGACCTCATGTAGTTCCAAGCGAAGGGAGACTGCCATTGCGTCAACTCATCAAATGCTACATAGTTAAACGCCTGTCCTTGATAGCGCATAACGTCTGTGTCTCTATCCAAGTACGACATCCACAATGTGCCGCCTCTTGGTGTAGTCCATTGGCTCTTACGCTCAGACCACTTAATCCCCGGTATAGCTTTAGGGTACAACTCTTGGCTTTTCTGTATAAGCTCTCTGAGTTCCTCTGTAGTGTGTCGTACAAGTAGACCACTGAAGTCTGGGTTGTTCATGTTACGTAAAGGGTCAGCTAACGTAGCGTAACTCTTACCGCCACCTGCTGCTCCACCATATAGTACTTCTCGTTCACCTGAAGCTAAGTACTCTGTCTGTGGACCGGGGTTAGGCTGGAATACTATGTCTTGTGCAACAGGAACGTTATACTCAGGTGCTACAGGTGTAGCTGGTACTACCTCAGGATTACTGGGTTTCTTCTCTGCTGTAGTAGCCAAGTCTTTCTTTTTCGAGGATTTCGATTTGGCGTAACGTCTTTTCGAGCCGCTTGGCAAAGTTGCGTTTGATTGCAGCAAGTCTTTTTCGTTTGCTTTCGACATCTATTCTCTTCTTCAGACCCATATGAGAGATCTCTCTCCCAGATTGTGTAGTTAGCCAAGCAGCTACTTTGCGGTAACTATAACTCTTTAGATGTTTCTTTGCAAGCTCTAATAGTTCTAATTCTTTAGGTATAGGTAAAAGCCATTCATCATCCTGCGGATCTACCTCATAACCAAAAGGTATGTACATACTAGATCGGGGTATCCTCTCCCACACTTTAACTTTCATAGGTGCTTTGGGTAGCATCCAATACTGAAACGGTAAAGGTCTTTGTTTAGCTGCAAATCTTTTACTAGTCATCACTATTCTTAGGAGGCAAGATAAACAAGCCACCAGAAGACTCCACAGCTACCTTCTCAGTCTTAACTAACCCAGCACGATCTAAGATCTGACCTGCAGCCATCATCTTTTCTTTAATGCCTAGCTGGGTAGGATCGTCCAAAGCACTGGCATATGCAACTGCAGCCTTAGGGCCAACTCTTGACATATACGTTTTAGTTGCATCAAATATCTCATCCTTTAAAGATTCCACTATAGCTGTAGTTGAAGAGTTCTCTTTGTAACCTGCTAGTACCTTAGCACGTACTACATCCCCGCCAGCCTCTTCAAAGAGAACCTCTAAGAACCTTCGTTGGTTATCTGTTAGATTACGTGCCATACTATTTAGTCTTTCTATGTGGTTTTACTTTGGCTGCAACTTTCTTAGGTTGAGCCACATGCTGCTTACCCTTAGCAGTGCCTTTTCGTTTTGCTCGTGTGGTAGCGGCATACTCAGAAGAACTAAGAGACTTAATAGCCTTCTCAGGTAAGTACCTCTCTCCTGTAGCCTTAGAGCCCTGCGTCGATGGCTTACCACTCTTGGTTCTCCACTTCTGCTTAGTCCAAGACTTCAAGCTCTTCTGAGATTTCGCTAAAGCCATACTAGCAACACTCACATCCGCATGTACATCTACGTCCGATTACAGCACGTAACAACCTAGTCACGTACCGCTTTACCTTAGCTACGATAATAGTACTAGAGATAATCATTTATAGCCTCCACCTTTAGCTTTGTATTGCTTTGCAACCATCTGGGCTTTCCGGGCGCTCCATTGTCCGGGTGCTCCACCTTTCCCTCCAGCTTTGACGGAAGCAACGAGGCGTTTACGCATAGCAGGCTTAGTATAATTACCCGCTGCATTAACTGTAGACTTTTTGGTAGACTTCGCCACGGCTTATCCCTATATCGTGCAGTTCCTTATCACTCATATTCATGAGTATCCAGTAGTCTGCTCTGCGTTGTTGATGGTGTTGAATACGGGTTAGTAAGTTCTTAAACATTTGCACTATCTCCTTTTTATTGGTGCGTGGAGATAGTTATACATATTTTATGTTAGCGTACTACAGACAATATTGCAACCCCGTTATGCACTCCTGTTAGGGTCAAAGTACTCTTCTACTGATACAAGCACTTCCATAGTGTTAGCTGTCTCAGAGTACACAGCTATCTTATCACCTGCATGTAAGTTAAAGTAACCGCCATTAACTAAATTAGCTACAGAGTGTCCTGCCATACTAAGCCCGTTAGCTATGTAATGATAATCGTTATCGTCAGCATGGTAGAACTGTACATACACCTTCTTAGTAGAAATAGAACTATTACTAATGTGTAGATACCTAGCTATAGCACTGAAGTTAGCAGGACACGTATATACTACTGTAGCACTAGCATCCGCTGATGTAGATGCAATAGTGTAACCTTGCGTGTGAAACTTAGACTTAGTTAAGTCAGGCATTTACTTTGAAGTCCCACTCTGTGTAGCTTTCATAGATGCACCACAGTTAGAGTATCCAGTCTTGCCACCCTTAGCGTAACCCTTCTTAACTTTACCACCGTACATCATAGCTTGCTTAGGCTGCTGCTGCTGCATCATGCCTTGTGGGTTAGGCATAGATGTAGGCTGTTGCATCATCATACCTGTGTTGTTATCAACAGGACCACCCATGTTGTAGCCTTTAGCTTTCTTCATAGGCTTACCTGTCTTCTTAGCTTCAGCCTTAGCTGCTGCTTTACCTTTAGCTGTGTATGGGTATTCTTTCTTTCCGACCATTGGCATAGTGTTGCTCCCTGTCTATGCTATTATAAAGTTAACTATCTGACCGTCAGGCTTACGTAGCTTATTCGGATCAGGGTTATAGGCATACATCTGATTAACTAACTTCAAGTCTTCTACAGGTGTATCCGGTGTAATTACTTTAGATTCACTCTTATGTTCAACGTTAGCTTTGTATGACCTGTCTTTGTCTTGACTCTCAAACACCATATTAACGTGTGTCTGAAAAGGCATGCTAGGTAAAGGCATATGAGATATAAGAGTCACTATACACTACCACTTCACTTTGTCTGCCCAGTATGCTGCGCTAAGCTTTCCTTTAGAAATATTCTTAGCATGGCGAGCCTTAAAAGACTTCTTACGTGCTTTTTCTCCTGCTGACTTAGGGTTTTTACCGGCACCGCTAACTCCTTGCTGACCAAAACGTATAGTCTTAATAGTGTCACCATCTTTAGCTACTACTACGTGAGACTTCGTAGGGTGCTTAGGAGTGCGCTTAGGCTTATTAAAACCACTAACACCTGCACGTTCTAATCTAGAGTCTCTGCTCATAAGCTACTTACCTTTAGTGTATGCTTCTTTGCCGTAAAAGGCTGCTACTATAGCTGCAACCGATACAAAATACGTAGGAGCCATGCTACCTAATGTCTTACTTGCTTGGTCTAACTGCATAAGAGAAGCTAACAATATAGCAAACGGGTATAAAAGCATACCAAACAAAGCAAACCAAGCCATGTTTCGCTGGGCGTCCTCTTTCTTGTCCTCATTCTCAAAGCGTACTTTACGCTCGAATAGCTCTATCTCTTTGTCAGTTACTACACCATCACCATCTAAGTCAGCTTCTGCCCACAAGGAGTTGTCTTCTAGCTGCTTGGTCATGATAACTATCCATAATCACGTATTCGGTCAGGGTCAAGGACTTCATAACGAGTTAAGTGGCCCTCTAAATACATAGCTCTCTCAACGTGATCTAAAGTGTACCATTCACCAGTCTTATCAAAGATAGCTGTACGGACATAGAAGACATCACTCTTAGGAATGTGAACTTTCTGCATAGCACGGGCATTATCGGAGGCTAATGCTTCGTAAAAGTCCTCTATAACACTCTCACTTGCATATAGTTGTACTGGTTTCGTAGGCATTGTCAAGCTTTATTTAGTTAGCACAAGGGAAAAAGTGCTATAACTACAAGTTTAACTACAGATAGAAGGGAGACACAAGGTTGTAGCAGCTTTGTAGCTATAGCACAAGGCGTGAGTACGGTTATTATTATTGTTATAACTCACATAGTGTTAAAAGAGTAGCACAAGCATAAGGTTGTGTCAAGAAAAATGTTAACTTGCTATAGTTAAACTATATAGTTGTAACTATTTTTAGTTGAAACAGTTTAGATTGTTTACATATTTATGTTGTAACTATATAGTTTAACTATACCTAAGTCCAAACTTTGATAAAGCTAACATTTATTCTTGTTGTAACTTAATAGTTTAACTATAGGCTGCTACTGCTACGCAGTTTTACACAAAAAGCACCCTATGTCAAGCCCCTATTCGGTATAGCTATGTAGTATTCTTGTAGTTTTCTGTGGAGTTTGCGTGTGTAGTGTTTCGTATAGGAAACTTTTGTACACTATAGGGGTCATTTTGAAAAGCCCGTGTGTTGCAGGGTGTATATATACTAACGCCATACCCCCGTGTGGCCCTCGCCCACCCCCTAGAAGAACATAAGGCGAACAAAAGCTGCACGAATCAAGAACACCAACGCTTTTCTTTGTAGCAATTCTATTTTTATCTATCTCTCTAGGTGTAACTTATTGATTTTATTACATATCTAGACTGATGCTCTCTCTGTCATAGCTAAAATTTAATGAACAAGCGTTCAATTAATTAGAGTGTGATCACAAACACAAAAGGGATGCATAACTTTGTGATCACAAATAGCAACACCACTAAGCTACCCTAGAATGTGATCACAAACACCCTACCCCCACGTCAAACCTGCAGCATACACCCCTAGGTTGTACAATCCTGGCAGCACAACCTTAGGTAGAGCTTTATATAGTATAATGAGTAGCAAGCTTTGAAGCTGTACT